CCGCTCCGTAGGGCGTCAGATAATTTGATGTTGCCATGTCTTTCTCCTAGTGTCCCGATCCGAGATACGAACCGGCCACTCCACCCAGCATACTACCCCCGGGAATGCCCGTAGCGCCACCAGCCAGACTCCCGGCCACCTGCAGCGGATTGCCGCCCTGCGCCAACCCCGGAACGGCTCTCAGCAGCGAGGCAATTAACGGTACCGAGCCTTGGCCCAAGCCCAACGCGGAGGCCAGCAACGGCGCCAAACCCATTGCCATGCCACCGCTGACCAGACCTATCACCCCCATCCTTCCGTATTTCATTATCGGATCGTCCGGTGCCCGCCGCTGGATCAATTGCAGCAAGCCATAATTCGGATCGTTGTAGGTGCCGCCCATCTTCGGGTCGGGACCCACCGGCTTCATGGTCCACGGATCAACCCGGTTGTTGCTGTTGACCTGAGCCCACATGGTATTGGCCGGAGTGTCGCCGCCCGGACCCATCTGCGGGAGTTTCGACCAGTCGATCGGCGGCGGCTGTTGCGGGCCCGGTCCCGACTCATACGGATTGGGAGCCGCGGCCTGCGGCAGATTGATTGCTCCGCTGGCCAGCAATTGCTGCCCGTTCGGATTGTCGGCAATCATCTGCTGCAAGGTCGGCAACAGGTCGGGCTGCGATTTGGCGATCGCCGCCAGATTGGCATAACCCGGAAGCCAGTCATAGGCGCCCATCACATCCCCTGCTCGTAGGTAACTTCCAATGCCTCCAGCCGCATCAGGTTGCTGTCCGTCTGGGTGACCTTCCACGCCCGGCGCCGACTGGCGCCATTGCGATACAGCACCGCTCTAGGCGTGTTCATGTCCACCATGCGACCGGTGTTGAACGTCTGATAGTCGTCATCCGTCGTCTGGATCAGCGGCGTTCCCACATTGCGATCGCCGATGATTTCGGTCTGTCCCCAGAACTTGTTGCGGTTGTTCTCGGCATCGACCTTGGCCGTCTGCAACGTCACCGGGAATGGCGTTCCGGCATCGTTCAGGTAACTGGCGTCGAATTTGTAGATCATGCCATTGCTCGGATGCAGCAGCAGGTAGCCGCTCTCCTGCAGCGTCGAGCAGGCTGCGGCATAGTTGAAGCCTTTGCTGCCGCCGCTGTCGGTCCATTCAAACCATCCCTTGTTCGTTGTATCGTAGACCAGGGACGGTAAATTGCTCGGCGCATCGGGGTTGGTCAGGATGTAATAGAGGTGCCCATCGCTGTAACCGGCAATGGCGCGCAGGCTGGAATAACTGGCGTTGTTGAGCAGCTTGTCGATGGCCGGCGTGGAAATGACCTGCGGCAACAGGCCGTTCAGAATCATCACCTGGCGGTTGAATTCCCGCGTCCGCGATACCCACATGAGCGTCGGCCCAATGTTGACAATGGTTGCCGCATCGTCACAGCCGACTTTCATGTTGGCGTTGAGATAGGGCCGCAGCGGACTGCCATCGCTGATGCCGGCATCGTAGAAGAACTGCATGGTATAGGTGCCGAACGCAATCGCGTAATTCAGATACTTGACCAACGCCACGCCGGGATCGCTCTCGTAATCGGCGCCGACTACGTTGAGCAGCGGCCAATGCAGCGGATCGTTGAGCTCGCACGAATGGATCAGGCCGGTGGTATCCATGACGTAGGCAATGCCGCCCAGCACCACCAATCCCGGCACCGTTAGATTCGGATAACGCTCGTCGGCAACCCGGGTTACGTTGCCGGCACCTATGACCCAGAGATTCGACTGGTTCTTCAGCAGCAATTGATTGTTGGTATTGAAGGCGCTGAACTGCATCGGCTGGTTAGCCGTCGCCGTCGTCAATACCGTGCCCGCTGCCAGCGTTACATCCAGCGTTGCGTGATAGACCACCTTCGAGGCGATGGTCGCCGCATCCCAGCCGCCGACCCAGTACATCGTCTGGTAGTTGAAGGCGCTCATTCCGGGAGGAGCTGGAGCAAGATAGACGCCGCCGAACCATGACGGCGCCCACGGGCCGGAAGTCGTTACCGTGGTCCAGGTCGCGCCATCGACGGACGAGAACACGGTATTGCGGGGCGCCGTTCCATCGTGACCGTTGATGAGCCACATCTTGTTCTGGTAGACCAGGGCGCCAGCGGCAAATCGGGCCGTCCCGCCCCAGGCGTCAGCCGTTGCCTGCTGCCACGTTCGGCCGGCATCGGACGACGACCAGACATCCTTCAGCCCCGTTCCCGCCGGGAAGATGCCGTTGTTGTAGCCACCGGCAATCCACAATTTGTTGTTGTAGTAGTACGCCTGCGCTCCCGACCGAGCCGCCCACGATGCGTTCGCCAGCACTTGATTCCACGTTTTTCCGTCCGTGGAAAACCAGATATCGTTGAGTCTGGCCCCGGCATTGCCCGGATCGCCCCCGAGCAGGTACATGCCATTGTCGGCGCTGATGACGGCTGCGCCCTCGCGCTTGCTCCACGCCGCAGCCGCCGTTACTTCGATCCAATCGACGCCATTCTTCGACGACCAGACATCGTTGAAGAAGGTAAGGTCATCGCCCAGACCGCCGCCCATCATGTACATCGTATCGCCGATGGTGCCGATCATCATGTCGCCGCGAGCGGCCCACGGCGCCGAGGCTACGCACTGCAACCAGGCGTTGCTCGAAGTCAGTTGCCAGACATCGGAATTGACGAAAGCGCCATTCTGTCGCGCCCCTCCGATCAGGTAGATGGTGCCATTGAGATTGCCAATGCCCATCAGCGCCCGCGGCTCCCACGCCGCAACGGCATCGGCCTGCCACGCCGATCCGCTCGCCCCCGAAGGAACCGTACTCGAAACATTGACCCGATCGCCAATGACCGAATAGACGCCATCATTGAACGAGGTCATGCCTTGGCCGACGCCCGGGGTATAACTGAGATAATTGGTAATGCCGGGACGCTTCAGGGTAAATACACGCTCACCCAGAATTTCGTCCACCACGTTGACGCGATGCTGATCCTTAGCCGTAGTCGCCGAACGCGGATTGAACGGCCACGACAGCGGCAAGCGAATGGTAGGCATCAGCGACGGTAGGACATCTGATCCGGCTGGAAGGTGACCGGAGCGGTTTCCACGCTCCAGTCCTGCAACTGATCCTGCATTTCCTTGCCCATTGCGATGACCTTGCCCGCCCATGCCGGATCGACCTGCGGATAGTCGAAGGAGAGGTCGCCGCCGAGCATGAACTTCAGGCAGCGAAACCACTCCTGCGGCACGTCAAATTCATTGTCGCTGGCATTGACATCGTAGATCGGCCGCTGGAAGTTGGCATAGATAGTGCGCGTATTCTGCGACGGCGCGGTATAGATGTAGACGGTGCCATAGCCGGTCGAGGGCGAGGTCAGACCGCTACCGAGGTCAATGCCGGGATGGTAGTAGATGGAATTGGGCACCGCCTGTACCGCCTTGTTGCCGTATTGCAGATATTCCAGCCGACTGATGTTACGCAGCGGCGTGTCATAGGCGGGCGAGCAGGACGTATCACGGATGTAGGAGCCGTTGAACAAGCGCAACGGACGGGTAGTGGTCACGTCGGCACCGCTCGGACCTATGGTATAGGTAAACTTACCGATCACCATCGGAATCACGATTAACTGGTACGTCCACAACTGCAAGCCGTTGCTCTGCATGTTCTTGAGCAGCATGTTGAGAGCGTTGTTGGCGTGCCTGATCTGGGTGGCGTTGGCCACGTCGGTTTCTTTCAGCACGCGAATGACGCGCAGCGATGACGTTATCAGCTCGTTGCGGGTGACGGTGAAAGCGGCAGTACCGGTGCTGGCCATGGCTTATCTCGGTTTCTCGGACTGATTGACCTTTTCCTGCTGTTGCCGCCGCTCGGCAAAGTTGGTGTCGGCCAGATCGTGCTGCCAGTCCTGCAATTGCTTCTGGTACATTTCGGCGATCTTGAACAGCCGCGTGCAGCGGTCCTCGGGCACTTCGTACTCATCGGCCAGCATCGTTGCCAGACCGTACTTCACGGCGAGGAACCATTCCTGCGGCACGTCAAATTCGTCACCGGCAGCAATCATGTCGTACACCGGACGCTGGAAATTGGCGTATATGGTAAAGGTGTTGTCCACCGACGGGAAGTAGAGATACAGGGTGCCATAACCCACGGCCGGCGAGGTCTGGAACTTGCCGCCGGCAGGAGCGATGTAGATCGACGGCTCCCAATAGATCGAATTGGTGGTTCCGCTCACCGCCTTGGTGGTGACTTGCTGGTAGGCTTGGCGGCTGAGTATTTCCAGTGCCGTATCGGTAACCACACCGCTGACAGTCTGGCGAATGAAGGAACCGTCGAACAGTCGGATTGGCCGCGGGATAGTTACGTTGGCGCCGCTCGGCCCGATGGTATAGGACATCTGCGCGGCGACGCAGGGAATGGCGACCTGCTGATACAGCGAGAGGACGAAGCCCTGGACCTGCCAGTTCTTGAGCAGGATGTTCAGAGCCTCGGACCCGTTGGTGATGTCGTTGGTGGTCGGCGTCTGCCCGTCCTGCAGCACGCGCAGGGTGCGCAATGCCGAGGCGATCATCGCATCGCGGTAGACGCTGAAACTGGCAATGCCACTGGAAGCCATCAGTTAGCCTTGGATGGAAGCTGTCAGACCCGACAGTTGACTGTCCGCAGATGATCCGGCCGCTCGGCCCGGGTCGGCGTAGTAGGTTGCCGTTCCAGTAGAGGACGCAAACATCATTTGCAGGAAATGGCGCCCCTCCGTTTGCAGGAACACTTTTGGTATGGCTTGTTCGATCAGTCCAGTGGAACCAAAAGTTGCAGAGCAAAATAATGTCGCCCCGGCCGTGGTATTGTCCGGGCAGATGCCAAGGTACATTTCGGCCGAAGCGCCGCTCGGAACCCCTCTCGCCGCAAAGACGGCTGATACCATCTGCGGTCTGGTTAAAACATAACTGACCAGATCGTTGGTTCCGCCGTTGACGCGCACCCACGTTGCTGACGCCGTAGTTATGGTATTGGCGGCATTGTTATCGGAATATCCCGGACGGGCACTCAACGATCGATCAACCGTATTGTAGAAATTCGCCAGATAGCGATTGGCCACCGAATCCTCGGTGGTGGTCGTACTGGTGGTATAGAAGGTCCCCAGATACAGCCGCGTCTTGTCGCCCGACTTGCAGTAGCGGCCGTCCTGCAACGTCACTGCCGTCGCTCTGGTGGTGTCATTGGTCCACACCGGGCCCACTTCGAGCGTGACTGTACCGCTCGACTGGAACACGAACACATCATAGGGCTTGCCGCTGGTAAGAGTGCCCAGCGCCAGCGTCAACTCGGCAAAGGTGTAGAGGGTCCACGCCGATCCATCCCACAACTGAATGAGATTGCCCAGATAGGGGATGTAATAAATCGTGGTCGCCGCAGTAACGTCGGCGGTGGTGATCGGCGTACCGCTGGTCAGCGTCAACCGCCCCGGAGGCGTGACCGTATTGGTCACCGCTGCCCACGAAGGATTGCCGGCGGCGTTGCCATGCAACACCGTGGCCGTGGTTCCCTGATTTACGAAATCCGCCGAGGCCAAGGTCGCACTTGCCCCGGTGGTAACCAGCCCTTTCGCGGTAACCGTAACCTTGGTATAGCTTCCCGCCGCGGCCCCACTGGCCGGCAACGCCAGCGTCATGGTGCCGCTGCTGGTGATGGGCGAGCCGGTTACCGTCAGGTCCGATGAAGTGAGCGAGACATTGCTTACCGTACCGCTGGAAGCGGTCGTCGTCAGTACCCATGCCGAACCGCCACTATTCCAGGCGTAGGTATCGTTGGTATCAGTCTCGAACCAGAAGATGCCAAGAGCAGGGCCGCTGCCCGGAGTGGCTGGAGCGGGAGTAAACGCCGCTCGCTGCGCTGCGGTGCCCTGACAAACGTAACGGTTGAGCGTGGTGTCGGTCATGGCGAATAGGCTATCAGAATCGGCTGACCGGCGCCGTCGGAAACGAATTGCAGTGGCTCACTGCCGAGGGCCAGCGGGATATACGAAGTGCCGCCGCCACCACCAGCGATCAGAGCCTCAAGCGCCGCTTGGGTGAGGGTGCTATTGGTGGAGAGATAGCCATTGGCGGTGACGAAAGGAACGCTTCCCACCAGCCACGGAACGACCTGCTTGGTAATGTCGCTGAGGAAGGCTTGCTGGCGCAGGAAATAGTCGCGCCAGCCGATATCTCCCGGAGGAGTAAAGGCAGTGCTTGGATCTGGCGTCCGTTCGG